TATCTTTGACAAGAGTGAGTTCGAAAGAATCGAACCTGAATATACTAATAGAGGTTACAACACAGCAGTTAAGGGAAAAGTAGACGGTAAAAGAATCTCTTTACAATATCCAAAAGATTTCTTCAAAGCACCAGATTTTGGTGGTCAACCTAAAGGCAAGTTCACAGCAGCTGAAGATAGAGAGCTAGTAAGAATGCAAAAGAAACTAGCGGCTATTCTTAAAAGAGATAAAGTTGCGGCCATTGATTTAAAGATAGGAAAAAGAACAGTTGAATGTGCAGCCATTATATCAACACCTCAGGTTGGAAGATTTGCTCCTAAAGCTGACTTTTCTATTGTAGACTCTAAGAATAATCAAGTGGGATGGATTTCACATAAAGATGGTAGTAGTGCTAAGGACTTCCAACAATATGGTGGTATGACTGATAAAGGTACCAATGGAGAGTTCAAAGCAAATAAAGACTTCAAAAATTTCATTACTGCAATGATGATAGCAGCAACCGACGGTGAAATTGAAGAGTTCGACGGATTAGTAACAGGCGATATGTTCTATCGAGAAGTAAAAGACCCTGTAGTAATTCGTAAAGCTGTATATGGAATGGATTTTGGAAAAGCGGCTGGTATTAATAATGTAGACGAGTTTCATCTTGGGGAAGTTATCTTCAAGGGTGGTCGTGGTAAATATTCTTTAGATTCTAAACACAAAGGAATCAACGGTGAAATACCCACCGGAGACTTTGCTGCTACATACGTGACTCGTTATCAGAAACCAGATCAAACCGTACTTGGTATGAGAATGCCCAGTTCAAGAACAGGTATATTTACCGCGGCATTCCCACCAAAGACAGCCGAAAAAGTTTAGCCAAATCATATAAATAGCTATATGGCTACATTCAAAGATAAAGTTCAAGCGGATGCTTTCAAGGCTGGAGTTCAAAAGAATACTGCTGAAAGTCTAGCATGGTTCCGTAAGAAACTTCGAGGTATGAAAACTGTCCAACGTAATCGATTGTTGAGAGACGAAGATTATAAGATTTCCACTAGAACATTACCTGGTAGAATGTACATGTATTTCTATGATCCAAAACAAAAAAAGACCCTTCCTTATTACGATAGATTTCCATTGATTATAATGGTTAAAAAGGCACCGGGTGGTTTCATTGGATTAAATTTACACTATCTTCCACCGATATTAAGAGCTCGATTGTTTGATGCCTTAATGGATTTTAAAGTTGGTGAAGGCGCACAGGAACGAATCAAGATAACAATGAATCGATTGAAAGGCGCAAGTAAATTAAGATTTTATAAACCTTGCTATAAACATTATCTCACAAGTCAAATTGATTCTAAAATGGTTCAGGTACCTGCAGCAGAATGGGATTATACATTGTTTTTACCAAGTCAACAATTTAAGAAAGCCTCTGCTAATAAAGTCTGGTCTGATTCAAGGAAAATGATATGAGTTTTATCAACAACGTAAAGAATGCTATCAATCCTACATCGATAGAGGATATTAAATCAGTATTTTCTAAAAGAGGTGGTGCGGCCAATCCAAATAGATTTGCGGTGTTTATGACACCACCATCACAGACATTCCTAGATTTTGATCTTCAGGGTGCTGCTGCTGGATTACTATCAGGTTCTTTTGAACCAGCATCTTTCTTAAACGATCCACGAGACATCGCACTTCTTTGTGAGTCTTGTTCTATACCAGGTAAGCAGATTAACACAGTAGAATATAGTGACTTTAGACAAGCAATTAAATTACCCAACGGTTACTTTAATACTGATATTGATTTTACTTTTCTTTTAACTAACGACTATTATGTTCGAAAGATGTTTGATAGCTGGATTGATTCAATCATTCCACGAAAATCATATCGAGTAGCATACCGCGAAACATATACAACCGATGTCGTTATACAACAACTAGATAGAGAGAATACACCTATATATGGTGTTAGATTATTGAATGCATATCCAACCACTTTAAACCAAATTGATTTGAGTAATCAAACAGCAGATGATTTAACTAGATTGTCTGTAACATTAACGTATGAAGATTATGTGCCTGAGAAACCACTTACATCAGCTGCTTCTGGTATTAAGAGCGCGATTGGTGGAATATTAAAGGGTAACATTATTTAAACAATGGAGTAAATTATGGCACTACCAAAAATTGATATACCGAAATATACAGTGACTTTACCATCAACGAAGAAGCCTGTTGAATTTCGGCCATTCTTAGTCAAAGAAGAGAAAATGCTTCTATTGACTCAAGAAACTAAAGATGAAAAAATGTTAGCGAGCGCGCTAAGAGATGTAATTAAATCATGTACCTTCGGAAAGATAGACGCAAATGCATTAACACCCTATGATGTTGAATACCTTTTTCTTCAGATTCGCGGAAAAAGTGTAGGTGAAAAAATATCATTACAAGTAAAATGTGAAGAATGCGACCACACGATCCCTATGGATGTGATGGTAGATGATATCAAAGTTGTGTATCCTAAAGTAGAACCTGAATCTAAAATTCAAGTAACTGATAATGTTGGTATACAACTAAAGCAAATGACTTTAGCTGATATTACTAGCTTAGATGTTAATGATGTGAACTCAGTTATGGGTACAGTCATTGAAACTATATATGATTCAGAAAACGTCTACCCTGTTGCAGAAGCTGACATTGAAGAAGTAAACAATTTTATCGATTCATTAGATAGAAAAACAATGAATAAGGTAGAAGAATTTGTATTAAACCAACCTAAATTATCGCATACTTTAGAATGGAAGTGTCCAAAATGTGGCCACGAGAATAAATATGTATTGGAGGGTTTGAACAATTTTTTTATCTAAGTCTCTGTCATGAGACTCTGGCTAATTATTACCAGACGGTGTTTTCAATGGTACAACACCACAACTGGAGCTTGACAGAGATAGAAAATATGATGCCGTGGGAAAAAGAAATATATGTTTCTTTATTACTTGAGTATCTAAGAGAAGAAGAGGAAAGGTTAAATAACCAGTAATGGCTGCAACAAAAACAACTAAAGCAATCATTGAACTAGCTGCTGAAGTAAAAGCACAAAATGCTGAAGCTAAGAATAATGAGATGAAGAATGAAGAGAATCGTCGCGAGATGGTTTCTCTATTATCTGATATTCGAGATGGCATTTTGTCTGGCGGCGGTGGCGGAGGCGGTGGTGCTGAAAAAGTAGTAGAGTCTGAAGGTAAGAAAATGAAGATACCTCTCTCAACTATTTTAGGTGCTGCAGTTGCTTCATTGGCTTTTATTCCTGGCCTCTTTATGGGATTCTTTGGTGATAAAGGTTTAGGTGGTCAACTTAAAAAATTATTTCCTAAGACTTCAGCAAAGATTACTCAATTCTTCACTCGGATAAGCACATTCTTTAAAAATTTAGGCACTAAAATTGCTAAACCATTTAAGATTATCGGTGGAAGAGTAAGTAATTTTGGAAAAACTATCGGCCAAAGCATAGATGATTTTATTAAGCCGATTAAAACTTTCTTTTCTAATATGAAAACTAAATTTACTCAAAATAAAGCTGTTAAAGGCACGAGTAAATTTATTGCAGACCTTGGTGATGATTTTAAGAAACTAGGTGATCTATTTAAAAGTCTAAAAGGTGGAGCTGCTGGAGGCGGAGGCCCTGGTAAGTTAGCTACTCTTGTTTCAAAAATTACTACTCCTTTTAAAGCTTTCTTTGGATCAATCGGTAAATTCTTTACTCCATTTAAAAGTTTTATGGGAACAGCTGGTAAATTAGCTCCTAAATTTCTTTCAATAGGTAAAACAGTTGGTGGTATTGCTGGTAAATTATTCTTACCAATAACAATCATAATGGGAGCCTTTGACGGTATCAAAGGATTCATTGATGGGTTCAAGAGTGAAGATGGCAATATGGTTCAAAAAATCCTCTCTGGTCTTGGCGAGGGTACAAGTAGAATACTTCAAGGATTACTCGGTATGCCACTCGACTTACTCAAAAAGGGTGTTGCTTGGATTCTTGGTAAGTTTGGATTTGATAACGCAAAAGAAGCACTAGAATCATTTAGTTTTTCAGATTTAATTGGTAAATTAATGGGTGGAATTACAGGTGTAGTTAAGAGTGCAGTTCAATTTATTACTGACTTATTCACGAATCCCAAAGAAACACTTGCAAAGGTTGGTGAGGCTTTTGGAAAAGTTAAAGATGCTGTAAACAACGTATTAAAAAAGATTTTAAAATTTATATTACCCAAACCCGATCCAAATGCTGCATGGTATAGTTTTGGAAATTTAGCGTCAAAGGCTATACCTAAAAGTGTTTATGCATTTGCTGGAATTGATAAAGATACCGGAGCTGAGATACCCGAAGAATTAGACCCGGTTGGTTTGAACATAACACCAGATGATGTTCCTAAACCAGCTCCTTCAACACGAGTAACTTCAGAAGAACCTATGCAGCCACCACCTGGGCCGATAAAGAAAATTAGAGCTTACGGCGTAGAATTTACACAGGGTGCTGTACCAAATAGTTCGAACTCTGGTATTGATCTTGAATCTGGTAGAATAAGAACTGCGAATTTTGTTTCGAAAGACCCAACTTTTACAGCAATGGATGCAATAGCTAAGAGGTTGGAACAGATGGGCTCATCTGGTGGAGGTGTTAGTACAAATGTTTCTAATACACACGTTCACGGTCAAAAGGGAAATTCAGCTGCTCAGAAATTACAATTGATTGAAGCTGAAACATTTTAATAAAAAAGCCACCCGAAGGTGGCTATCCGATTTTCAATATTAAGTTAGTCTTGCTGGGCGAGTTTTGCAAAATAACTTAATGCATCATCATCTTCTTTTTCCTCAGCTACGGATGGGGCTGATTCTGAAGTGCTAGTAGCTTCGACAGGTGCCGGTGCATCGACCACTGGCTCGACTGTCTCATTTAATTCTACTGTTTGTTCTGGTGTAATACCAACAACATCATCTCCAAGAACTTCATAAAGCTTACGTTGTAAGTCAGCATAACTCTTGAAGTTCGCTGGGTCTACAAATTCAGCTAGAGGTTTTAGGTCATTATAAATGACTTCCAACTTAGCATCATCTCCGTCTAGAAATGGTGCCGGGGCAGCAAACTCAGACTTATCGTAATTACGATATCCTTCTACATTACGAATCTTAAGCTTGAAGTCTGCTCCGCCCCAAAAATCAAATGGGTTTACTGGAGTTTCATCTTCAAACTGAGGTTGCATAACATCCATAATCTTATCAAAGATTTTCTTACCGTATTTGTATAAGAATACTTTGCCTTCGTTATCGGGATTAGCCGAGTCAGAAACGACATAGATGTTTGATACATGGTGAAGACGACGTTTACGAGAACGTGCTGTTTCTTTATCTTCATCACGACCTGTGTTCCACAGATAAGTGTTCATTTCACTTACAGGGTCTTTTTGACCAATAGATGTAAGTGAGTTTTCAATATACCAACGACCAGTTGGTCCTTTAAACCCGTGGTCCCAATATCGAACCCAAGGTAGGTCTTCTCCATTACCTGCAGGTAAGAATCGAATAACGGCATATCCGTTACCAGCTTTATCTACGGTGGGAGTCCAAAATCCATCTTTGCCATAAGATTTGTCAGAGGTGGATTCAGCAGCCTGGCGGAGTTTATCCATCGCGGCTTCACGATTTGCTTTTAGTGCTTCGAATGACATATCATTCTCCTTATAGTTATATTGCAGTGAGTTTTGTATTTTCTTATTATTATGTGTTTATATTATCACAACTAAGTATTGGTGTCAATATATTAATTGCATTTTCTGCCATCTTTGTTGTCGGTCTAATACCGAGAAACTCCAATAGCATTCTGTATTTATACACCCGTTCAGTTAGTGTTTGATACACCCCGAGCGGATCTTGTGACGAATGGAGATTAAGCCATCGCCTTTTCAACATCATCTCAAATAGACATAAAGTTTCAATCTCAATTATATCTGAGTGATATAGGTCGTATAAAAAAGTATTTCCTGTTTTAAACAAATCTGTAAAATTCCAGTTATGATCTAGCGCATGATGTAATATAATTTTACAATCACTTGAAAAAAGATAACTAACAGACTGAAGTCTACCTTGCCAACTGTTATACACCGAATCTTTCATATCGGTCGGCCACGAGTTTTCTTCTATAAAGTTAGATGTATAGAAACTAACTAGGTCATTCATATTGGAATACGTTCGAGCTAACTTCTCAAAAAAGTATTTCTCTTTCTTCATTTCAAAAGAGCTCGGACTTACATTCGTTTTAAAATTATACTTCACAGCATTAAAGTCTGTTGAGAAGTGTAATCTCAAAGCGTTGTAAATTCTATATGCTTCAAATCCGTTCATTAAAATAATTTTGCAGTTGTGCTTTTAATAATATTTCTATTCAGTGCTTCTGCTTGTAATTTTTCCTTCAATGGCCCCTTCTTTACAAGCTTTGCCATATCCTCTGGCTCGAGTTCTAACTCTTCACATACTTCAATAATAGCTTCTGTGTGAGTCATTTGATCTTTCTCTACCAAAAATTCTACACGTTCTGCGAGTTTTTTTGGAGTAATTACCGGCTCTATAACAACCTTTTTCTTTGGGCTGTTAGACATTATTTTTTCTCCAATTCTCTTTTACGAGCTTTAGCACCTTTCTTAAATCTTTTAACTGTGCTAGGATGTACATGTTCATAAGTCGCAATCTCATTTGTTAGAGTGGTAATCTCTTCTACTGACTTTGCTTCTTTAACACGCTCTACGATACCTTTTACTTGTGCCATTCTATTCTCCTTATGTTGATACCCGCATCATCGTATCTGCCTTCAGCGATATCTATTTCAGTTGTTGTTGTTACTTTTATTTTTTCATCTTGTTCTTTTAGAATTACTATAAACTTGCCATAA